TAAAGTTAGACTTGAGCCTACAAAAGAACAATCCGAAATGATGTTTAAGACAGCAGGATGTGCTAGATTCGTATACAATTGGTGCTTAGCTTTTCAGAAGGAAAGACGAGAACAAGGTGAAAAATTTGTAAACGCAATGGGTATGAGTAAGTATTTAACAGCACTTAAAAAGGATGGTGAACACAATTGGTTAAAAGAAGTTGATAGTGTGGCACTTGTTGGAGCATATATAGATGCATGTAATTCATTTAAAAACTTTTTTAAAGGTTGTAAAAAAGGTCAGAAAATAGGTTATCCAAAATTTAAAAGCAAAAAATACTCAACACCTTCATTCATGCCAAAATATCAAACAATTAGATTTAACGAAAATCAAGTTAAATTACCTAAGATTGGAATAGTTAAATTAAGTAGAAAGAATTATATTCCTCTAGTTAATAAATATTTTAATCCTAGAGTTACGTTTAATGGATTACATTGGTATATATCAGTTGGAATTGAAGAAGGTGAGTTTACTAATACAGAATTGCAAGGAACTATAGGGATTGATTTAGGAGTAAAGGATACTGCCATATTAAGTACAGGTAAGAAATATAAAAATATTAATAAAACTGCACACGTAAAAAGAATTGAAAAAAGACTTAAAAAATTACAAAGACAAGTAAGTAGAAAATATGAAACAAATAGACAAGGTAAAATATATAATAAGACAAATAACATAGAAAAATTAGAAATAAAAATTAATAAATTACATAAACACTTAGCAAATATAAGAAACAATTATAATCATAATATAACTGCCGATATAGTCAATATGAATCCAGAAAGAATAGTAATAGAAGATTTAAACATTAAAGGTATGATGAAAAATAAACATCTATCTAAAGCTATTGGTAAACAAGGTCTATATGAAATAACTAGACAACTTGAATATAAATGTAAATTCAAAGGAATTGAATTAATAAAAGCAGACAGATGGTATCCAAGTAGTAAAACTTGTAGCCATTGTGGTTATATCAAGAAAGATTTAAAATTAAGTGATAGAACTTATATTTGTCCTAATTGTGGTTTAGTGATAGACAGGGATTTAAATGCAAGTATAAACTTAGCAAATTATAAAACTGAAGAATAATCATATATAAAGATAACTTCGGTATGTAGGGAGGCTTAACCCCGATTTTATGCCTTCGGAGGATTATACAAACCCGAGTAGCTACGGCAAAAGGGAATCTGTTGAACAAGGAACCTTGTTATATTGAAAGTTGTCCTGTTACTACAAAATTATTGAGATATTAGCAATTTAATTCTTGTATTAGTTGGTATGACTGTGTTTGAAAGGTATGTTAATACTATACTTAGTAAGTGATTTTTCAAAATAATTATTATTTTTCAAACATATTGGAAACTATATTAACTGCCACAAGTATTGGAATTGCTCAGTTATAAGTCGTACGAGTAACAGAGTAAGTTTCAATATAATAAGGATTAAGACATCAGCATGTATTAGATATAATTAGAGAATTATTAGAGTAACAGAGTAAGTTTCAATATAATAAGGATTAAGACATGTTATCTATTAACCCTTATATAAATAAAGATGAACTAGTAACAGAGTAGGTTTTAATATAATAAGGATTAAGACATAGAATAAAAGATATAATTACAGAAATAAAAAATAATGAATAAAGGAGGTGGCAAATATCATTACAATATTATACAATCTATGTATAGATAAAAATAATTAATAAATTAATGGAGGGAATAAGTGATGGATAAAACAATGATAAGTGATACAGAATATGTAAATTTATCTTTAGAATTAGCAGGTAAGATATATAATAAACATTATAATGGGTTTTTTAAAATTAGAGAAGATATGATTCAACATTCATTACTAGAGCTTTGGAGTGCCAGAAATAAATTTGATGAGTCTAAAGGAAATATAAAAAGTTTTATTTGTGCAATTATATATAATTCATACAATGTATACATTAGAGATAATGTTTATAGAGACAAAGATGTACTTACATCACTAGATAAGAACGTAAACGATGAAGAAGAGACTACTCTATTAGAAAAAATAGGGAAAATAGATTTAAAATATAAAGATATTGAATATATGGAATTATTAAAAGAATTTGATGATATAATTGCAATACGTAATGTGGGGAAATACAATAAGATTAATGCAGAAGAATTACATATAATCATGAATATGTTGATGAATGGATATAAACAAAATGAAATTTCTAAAAAATTAAACGTAAGCAGTGTGACAATTAATAGAAAAATCAATTTAATTAAAGACATAATTACAGAAATTAAAAATAATTAATAAAAAGGAGGAATTATTATGAATGAACTAATAATGATAGAAAATGATAAAAACTTTATACCTGTTTATAAGACAGACAAAAACACAAAAGTTGTAAAAGGAAGGGAATTACATAAAGGTTTATGTGTTAAA